GGTTTGTTGTTGATGACTATTGCAGCCAGCCAGAGGCGGCACGGCTTGCAGTCAGACAACTCATAAACGCAGGCGCGGCCCCGCACTATGTCTATGTGTCGTGCGAGGTAGACAACAATTTTTTTATAGATTCTCAATGAGGCTCTAGCCATGCCGTTTAATGCCGCGTCAGACAAGCTGGCTCTCACATCACAGCGCGGGCCAAACGGTGACAACTGGCTACTCGATGAACAGGTTGTTTATTTCCACCCGGCAAGCGGTGTTTCTGTCTGCGCTCACAAAGGCATGTTTTTTGATTTAGCGTCTATCCCCGCTGTGCTCAGGCCGTTTGTTAGTAACGACGACCGCCGCATTCACAGACCGGCAGCGATTCATGATGCGATGTATCGTAAAAAAGGGCTGATGTCGGGATTTTACGAAAACGGCAAGCGTTACCCGCCCAGGATATTAGTCAGGGTGCAAGCTGATCAGCTATTTTTTGATGCGCTCCGAGAAGAGGGCGTGAGCTGGATTAAAGCCAAGCTGATGCACCTTGGCGTTAGAGCTGGTGGCTGGATGTCATGGCGTGATTAGTTATATTTACTGGGTGTCGGTTTTTATCATAGTTGTAGCCGCTCATTTCCTTATTGATTGGGTGTTATATGGCTAGGTTTGCGATTCACGAACAAGTATGTAATTCAAAGATTCGGCTTTATCTCGATGCTGAGTCAGGACAAGAAGCCTTCGACAAGCGCAAGGCGTATGACGTGCATGTTGATATCAAATATGAAACGCCCGAAATCGTTTTTGTAGAAAGCCTTTCGAGTCGCGTGAAGTTGTGCAGAGAAGATTTTGAAGATTTGAAAGCCTATGGCAGAGCCAAGGGTATCAAAAAGATTCGCTTTGAAAGAGGCGGCGAGATTATTGAAGAGGAATTATAAGCATGGCAACTACAGTCACACTCACAATCGAAGCACGCAACGCACAAGCTGATGCACTAGCTAGACTACTGGATAGCGGTAGCATTAAGGTTTATGACGGCACGCCCCCAGCTGACGTGACCACGGCACTGTCTGGCAACACATTGCTCGCTACTTGTCCTTTATCTGCAACGAGCGCCCCGGCTGCATCGTCAGGAACGATTACGTTTAACGCAATCACGGATGACTCAAGTATTGACGCGAGCGGTACGGCAACGTTTTATCGCACGTTTAAAACTGACGGCACTACAGCGGTTACTCAGGGCAGCGTTGCAACGTCAGGTGGATCTATGACCATTGCAGATACGGCGCTGGTATCAGGTGGCACTTTGGCAATTAGCTCAATGACGCATACGGTATAACATGGCGTCTCCGGTTGGCGATACATACAGCTGCGCGTCTGGTCAGGGCATCTACGGCGGTAAGTTTAACTGGCCCGCATGGAGAAGGGCTATTGCTGCTCAAACGTGGGGCGTTGTGCCATCTAATACACTGGCCGATATTGACCCAGAAGATAACCCCGCTTACAACCCTAATTACCCAGCTTCAGTACCTTGGCATGGTAATTTGGGGCAACAAGCTATGATAACTGCATGGTGTGGTGGCTGTTACGACTCGGATGGTGATGTGCTGTGGTTAATTCAGGGTGGCGGTCATCAGGATTACGGCGGTAATGAGTCATACAAACTGGATTTGTCCTTGGATTCGCCCGATTTCGTTATGGCTCGCCCACCATCGCAAAGTATGAGTGGGGGCACCGGAGCAGATGGATTGGCTGATGATGGTCGTCCACGCTCAACACACACATATAACAAGACCGTTTATATACCAGGTGTCGGGCCTGCGTTGGGCGCTCTTGGGTTGACATATCCCAACTTGCTCGGCGTAAATAACCCCTTTGTGTTTAGTCCAACAACGGGGGAGGTCACGCGAGTTGGGCCAACAAACCCATATGAGGCGGCTGATAAATTAGACGCCGCAGGCGTATGTTATGACCCATCAAGAAACTGTGTCTGGATACAAGGGACAGGGCGTAACGATATGACCCGCTGGAATATGGATACCGATACTTTTGATAGGTATGTAGGCACAGGTAGCGGTAGGTTTGGGTATGTGTCTCTTGAGTACATGCCAGATCACGACTGCATACTAATGATGCACAATAATGCGCCCTACGGTATGCGCGTTTATGATTGTGCGACTGGGACAATGTACTCACCGCCAATTACTGGCAGCTTCCCAACGGGCGTGACCGTTAGTTCAATGAGTGGGGTACAAGTTCGCTACGTGCAGTCAGGTCAGTTCCTTGCGGCGTGGAATAACGCAACAAATACCACGGCAATAACCATTTTTAATGTACCCGCAAACCCAAGAACTGGTACATGGACGGTGGATCAGCTACCTGTTGCAGGCAGTAATACAGTTACACCAACGGCGAGAACGTATTGGGGCACATTTGGACGGTTTTTCTACAGCCAAAAATTAGATGGCTTCGGCTTGATAAATGGCGTTACCGAGCAACCCTATTTTTATGCGAGATCTTAAATGGCAACTTTAGGCGGTTATGGCGCTATAGATGGCTCTGCATCACAGTCGGGTAACGATGTTGGTGGGCGGGACAACATAGACGTTAGCAACACGATAACAACGGCGGGTACAGTAGAGTCGTTCTCTGCGTACCTGCCATATGCCCACGAAACAGGCTACCAGTTAAAATTAAAAATATGGAGGCTCAACGGCTCGAACTATGATTTTATAGGTGAGTCACAGGCATTTGAAATGCTGTCAGCTGGTTTAAACTCTGGGCTAACGCTAAGCTCTGCAATTACGGGCGTCCAGGTTGGGGATTATATTGGCGTTTGGTTGAGTCAGGGGTCAGCCAATAGAATAGACATTGATTCAGACACTGGTAGCTCAATAAAAGTTAAGGCTGGCGACAACGGGGGGGCGATAGCAATCGCGTCGTGTACGACATCGGCGGACCGGAGTTTATGCGTCGAGGTCTACGGCACAGCAAGCGGCGGCGGCGCAGACACAACCCCTGACGCATTCAGTTTCACAGACCAAACAGACGTAGCACTCTCTACCCTAACAACGTCCAATACCCTAACAATCACGGGCATGGATGCAGGCACCGCCATTAGTGTGTCTGGTGGTGAAATGAGTATTAACAGTGGTGCGTTTACGTCTACGCCAACCACGATTGATCCAAGTGACACGGTGCAGCTACGGGTTACTAGCTCTGCATCAAATAGCACAGCAACAAACGTCACACTGACAATTGGCACTGAGTCTGATATTTGGACAGTGACAACGGTTGCAGCGAGTGTGGGTACGATTACGACTGGGCCATTTAAAAACAACACCGGAACACTGCAAACTGGCCTGTCGGGTCTGAGAGTTGTTGTGCTAGACCCAACGGACGGCTCCACAGTCTTAAACTCAACGGGCAACACAACCCACGCTACAACAGCGGTATTGACGTTATCTGATGCAGCGTTAACCCCCGCAACAACTTACGGGGTTATTACTCTTAACACAGCAGGGACAGCTATTGGAGCGGAGTTAATAACAGCGACATGAGCTATCGTTTTGATTCATCACCGCTGATCGCGGGCGCTTACATGTGGGGCGGCCGTGGGCATGGTGTGCTTGCTGAAACGGTGCCTAGCACCGGGGAAAACGGTGCGGGGTATCTCTATAACGACCTCGACTTGCCGACGGATAATGGCAAAGAGGTGCGAGGCGAGATAGTTGTTTGGCCAGCGTCAGGTACGCTGACTGCAAGCGAGGATTCGAGCTTTGAGTTCACTGGCGCACCTGACGGGGCATACTCGTTCCAGTATCAGCTCTATGTTGACGGTGTTCTAACTGGCGCACCTGCAACGGTTGATTTAACAGTAGAATCGTCAACGGCCACAGTAACAGCAACTCAGGCGCAACAAACGACAGTAATTGCAGCATCGGCAACCGCATCAGCGTTTACTGCAACAATAGCGGCGACACAAACAAGTCAAACGACAGTCATTGCAGCGACACAAACAGCGCCTAGTTTTACATCGACAGTCGTTGCAACTCAGGCAGAGCAAAGCGCAACGGTATCGGCAACCGCAACAGTGCCCAGTTTCACGGCGACAATAGCGGCAAGCCAAGCTCAACAAACAGCAGTTATCAGCGCAACAGGAACGGCGCCAAGCGGCACGGCAACTATTGCGGCAACACAAGCCGATCAAAACGCAACATCTAATGCAACCGCAACAGCGCCAACATTTACAGCGGCGGTAACAGCAACACAAGCAACACAATCAGCGCTAGTCAGTGCGGCGGGTACAGCGCCAAGCGGTACAGCCACTATTGCCGCTACACAGCAACAACAGATAGCCATAGCTAGTGCAAGCGCAACAGTACCAAACTATACGGGCAATGTTGTAGCGATACAGACAGCACAAAACGCCAGCACTACAGCCACACAAAGCAGCCCAGGCACAGCAACGGTTACAGCTACTCAGGCGGCACAAACGGCGGTAATAACTGCATCATCTACAACGCCCGCTTATGTTGCGTCAGTAGCAGCGACACAGGCCGCTCAGAGTGCGAATGTTTATGCTAACGATGGCAATGTGTATCAGATACCGCGCAACAACATGAGCGTATTACCCGAACTTAGATTTATGCAGGTGCTTTGATGGCAATACTATATAGCGATGGTACAAAGATACCGGCAGCACCATATAAAGATCCTGATTCGGTCATGGATTACGGGGCTGATTATTCGGGCTGGTTATCTACCGGCGAGACTATTAGCGCGTCAGTGTGGTTAATAGACAGCACTGTGGTCAGCGCAACAGATACGGTTAACGGCCTGACTCTCAACAGCGCAACCAGCACCACTACAGCCACAGCAGCATGGCTATCAGGCGGCACAGTGGGCACAACCTACACGCTGACCAATCGCATCACGACAAGCCAAGGACGGACTGAGGATAGGTCGATGTATGTTTATTGTGCTGAGAAATAAAAAAGGTACTCCCTGGGGGTTCCCGCTACGCAGCGAACGCTCTGATGGTGAGAGCTACGTTGCCGAAGTTGATGCAGTGCTAACGGATGGCTCTCTGGCAAGCTGGGATTAGCCTGTAATGGCTTTAACAAGGACTGCAGAGACTCAGTTGAAGAAGTGGCGGCCAGAATAGCGGGGGACCCTGGGGCTTATAGCTCAGGTACGGGGCCAGAGGAGCGCGGATCTTGACTACATATGAAAATTTATAAACCCACTTCGTTTCGCAAGAGCTATGATTTATGACCGATGTACGATCATCTATTATCTACAAAAAAACGAGCGACTTAATTCCGTATGCACGCAATTCAAGAACTCACAGCGATGACCAAGTAAAGCAGATCGCATCTAGTATTAGCGAGCTTGGGTTCACTAATCCAATACTGGTTGATAGCGCTGGCGGGATCATTGCTGGGCATGGCCGAATCATGGCGGCAAAGCGCCTCGGCATTCCCGAAGTGCCTTGCATAGTTCTTGACCATTTAACCGAAGTGCAAAAGCGAGCATACATAATTGCGGATAACAAGCTTGCGCTTAATGCTGGCTGGGATGATGAGCTTTTGGCTGCCGAGCTTAAAAACCTGTCAGAGATTGATTTCGATCTTGCACTTACAGGATTTTCGGCAGACGAATTAAGCGGCCTGCTTCAGCTTGAAGATGTCAGCGGCTTAACGGGTGAAGATGAAGTTCCAGAGCCGCCAGAGCAGCCTGTGACGGTTGAGGGTGACGTTTGGGTGCTGGGCAACCACAGGTTGATGTGTGGTGATAGTACCAGCATTGATGCGGTTGAGAAGTTGATGGATGGGCAGAAGGCTGCACTCCTTCACGCGGACCCACCTTACGGGATGGGCAAGCAGGCCGACGGGGTGGCGAACGACAACCTGTACAACGACAAACTGGACAACTTCCAGATGGACTGGTGGACGACATTCCGTGCGTTCACTACGGACAATGGGAGTGCATACATTTGGGGGAATGCCCCCGAGTTGTGGCGGCTGTGGTACGGCAAGCTTGCTGAGACCGAGATGCTGACGATCAGAGCAGAGATAGTGTGGGACAAGAAGCCCATCGCCGGCATGAAGTCTGGCTTGCTGACCCAGTATCCCGAGGCAACAGAGCGGTGCCTTTTCTTTCAAATTGGCAACCAGTTCCTCGGCAGTGTCAATAGCGAAGATTTCCCCGAGAGCTGGGAGCCATTGCGGGCGTATCTTGCGGGCGAAGCAGAGGCGGCGGGCATTGGCTCAAAAGAGATTAAAGACCTTTGCGGTTGCGGTATGTTTTCACACTGGTTTACTCGGTCGCAATTCACGCTTATCCCGGAAAAGCACTACAAAAAACTGGCTGCGTCACGCCCCGGCAACTTCCAAAGGCCTTGGAAAGAGCTCAAAGCCGAATGGGATAGAGTTAAGGGTGTGCTCACCAAAGAAGTGCAGGGGGGTAGAAGCTACTTCGACAACACGCATGACTCTATGCGCGACGTTTGGGAGTTTCCGCGAGTGACTGGTGCCGAGAGGCATACGCACGCCACTCCCAAGCCAGTCGCCATGATGAAGCGCGTTATGCTCTCAAGCCTGCCAAGGGGTGGGCTGTGCGCTGAGCCTTTTGGGGGGAGCGGGGCAACGCTCATGGGCGCTGAGGTGGCGTGGCGCAAGTGTTACACCATGGAGCTTCAACCCAAATACTGCGATGTAATTATCAATCGCTGGCAAGACTTCACAGGAAAAGAAGCCATCAACATCGCAAGCGGGAAAACATACAACCAGATGAAATCAGCGCAGATTAAAAAGGCAAGCTAAATGTCAACCTCTCCGGATTACCCGGCATCATTTTTTGCAAGACTATTTAACGTTACCGAGAGACGAATTCAGCAGCTCGCGAAAGACAGCGTCATCCCTAAATCTGCCAGAGGAAAATACCCTTTAATCGGCACTATTCAGGGGTATGTCAAGTATTTGCAGGATCGATCTCTAGGAAATGTAAGTCCGTCGGATGGAGATTTAAACGCAGAGCGACTAAGGCTCACGCGGGCGCAAGCTGACAATATGGAGATTAAGAACGAAATCGCCAGAGGCCAAACCGCGCCAATTGAACTGATTACATGGGTGTTGTCAAAGGTCGCCGGAGAGGTGGCTGGGGAGATCGACTCTATACCGCTAAACGTCAGGCGAAAACACCCCTCAATGAACGCCCAGGTTATTGAGGATATCAAGCGGCATTGTGTCAAAGCGCAGAACGCAGTTTCCCGCGTCGACGAGATATTGGAAACGGCACTGAATGATTACATCGATCAGCTCAATCAGAATTAGCAATATTGTTAATGCTGTTCGGGAGGGGTTAAAAGCATGTCACAGACCGGAGCCGTTGACCCTCTCCGAATGGGCTGACGAGAACTTTTACCTCTCATCAGAAAGCAGTTACTTAGAGGGTCGGTGGGAAGCTTTGCCTTTTCAGGTCGCCATGCTTAACGCGATTGGTCATGACGATATCATCTACGTCAATATAGTTAAGTCGGCGCGTGTTGGTTACTCGCAAATGTTGCGGGCGATGCTGGGTTATTTTACTGAGCATAAATCAAGAAATCTTTTGCTATACCAGCCGACAGACGGAGCCGCACAAGGTTTCATGAAGGCGTACGTTGAGACAATGATTCGTGATGTGCCTGTGGTTCGTGCGTTAGCGCCGTGGCTAGGAAAGAAGCACAGAGACAGTACACTCGACACAAAACGCTTTTCAAATGGCAAGCAATTGTGGGTGCTGGGCGGTACGGCTTCAAAGAACTACCGGGAAAAATCTGTTGATGTGGTGTCTTATGATGAGCTTGCGGCATTTGATGCGGACATTGAGAAAGAGGGCGACCCATTATCATTGGGTGACAAGCGTA